ATTCAGGAGGGTATTACTGCCGACCTACAGTTTCCACTCGTCAACATGAATGGTGATTTAATCATGCTGTTTGGTACCAACTGTTCTGGCCATGCGCTTACTCTGATTTTGAACTGTATCGTTAATTTGATTGATATGTACTATGCGTACATTGTCTCAACGGAACGTGATCCTTGTACTTTTGAAGAGTTCGTGACATTATATGTTATGGGTGATGATAATCTTTTCACCACTTCACCTGACATTGAGTTTGGGCATACTGATGTTCAGAATGCCTTGGCAGACATTGGTTTGCGGTATACTATGGCTGACAAAACTTCTGAGAGTGTTCGATATCTGCCTTTATCAAAGGTAGATTTTCTGAAACGCACTTTCAATGTTGTTTGTCCCAAGTTGGTTCTTTGTCCACTAGATGAGAAGTCGATTTTTAAAATGTTGACCACAGTGACACTTTCTAAGACTATTAGTGAGCTTGAACAAATTGGTCAAATTATCGAAGTTGCTAATCGCGAGTGGGCCATGTATGGGCCAGAAATTTATGAGACACGACACAAGCAGTTATTGTCTATTGTTGAAGCCAAGCCGGATATCAGGGATTATATTCCTGGATCATTTTTTGAACGAAGCTTTGGCTACCACATATATAACATGTGTGGTGTTCTTTACCCCCGTCACCCACCCACGAGATTGGAGTGTGCTGATCTTGATTTGCCGGATCATTTGAATCCTTATGGCAAACTTGAGCGTCCTGAATTTACTTATTTCAGGCAGCAGCCGTCTCATGTGAGTGTTTACCCTCTAGGGTGGGGGGATAGCGATTCGGACTAGTTCTGATAGCATGAGTGTATAGTTTTCCGCTATTATGCACTCATTATTGTACTGCGGTTTCAGTTTCCGGATCTCATACCGGGCAGGCCACGTTAGACGTGGTGTAGGTAAGGAAGGCCTACTTAACGAACCTCCTTTCGGCGATGGTTAATCACCTACGCCGTCGAATTGATGATTACTGAACAATATATTATTGAAATGAGCGGAGCTCCCCGCCAATGTCGTACAAGAGAGCACGTTTATGCTGACGAACAAGCACTCTCACAGCCACTACTCATGAAGGGAGTGACTGATGAAGAACCCCTCTCATAAGAACCCAATCTTGTGGTTCACACTGGAGGTCATGAG